GAGCTGCGTTCTCACATCATCGTAATTCGTCCAACTCATGGGCGCGCCGTCCTGAGAGCTTCTTCATACGCCTGGTCAAAGTTCTCGTTGAATCTCCGCTCAACCACTTGCTGGCCGATCTCATGAAATCGCCAGATGGTCTTGTAGGTCGATGAGTTCACAAAGATGAAGACAGGCCTGGGAGCCGCACTTCCGAATGAGAAGTCGGCGCGCTGATAGATCCCTGGCAGCAGCTTTCCCCTGCCCTTCGGTAAGGCAAAGTACTGGCCACCAGCTCGACGGCGCGCGGCCATCATTTTCTTGAGCGCTTTCGCGTTTCCCTTAGCTGCGCTTCCACCAGCGCGCAGCTGGGTGATGATCTGGACAATCTGTCCCTTACTCACGTTGCCGTATGCATCGAGCTTGGCAAACCGACCAGGCACTGCCCTGTCGCCATTGGCCATGAAGCCCAGCGCCTGAAGGGCCTTCTCGAATCTCTTGGTGTGACGTTCCCCGCCGGTGACGTTTGGCGACAGGAATCGATCTGCAGGGATGGCAGAGCTAGATCGATCGTCCCGGATCCATACCTCAGCTTGCAGGTTGGCTGTAGTTGCTCCCTTGCTGGTTATCCCGCGCAAGGCATAGTCGGTCGGGCGATCAAACACCTTGCGCATCTCATCCACTTCGCCCTTCTTGACATCGAGGGCTGTCCTGGTGAGCGCCACAACAGTCGCGAATCGCACCTGCTTGCTCTGTCCTTCGAGCATCACCCGTAGCGCGCCGATGTTGTGCTTGACGCTTATCTGCATATGCAGCCCGGTTGATAAGCCTGCCCCGCACTGTCTACATGCCGATCGAGGTCGGACTTACCCGCGTGAGTCATTGCCAGGAAGGACCCATCACTTTGGTTGAGCCTGTCACCGTCAACCGTTGTCAACCATGCAACCAACATGGCTGGATCTCGAACCATGAGGGGATGGGATTCACGATGCAGCATCGTGTCCACCTGTGTATTCGCAATCAGTTTGGGTTATTGGTGCGCTGTCCAACGGACGTGGCTTTTGGCATGTGTGAACCTGAGGCGCGGTGCGCTGTTCGCTTTCTTTTTCTGTCGGCAAAAAAAGAGGCTCACGCCGGCCATCTGAATACACCCTGACATCACCAACGATCGAAGGGATGTGGCGCGTGCTTCGTGCATCAGGTACGCGCAGGCTATAACCCTTGAGTGGTGTCCACTGACCAAACCCACCAGGCGCTCGCCGCTCGGCCTCAACCTCACGCACCCATGCACCGATAAAGTTGGCGCACGATGTGGTGTTTGTTCTGGGTGATGGGCGGCCAGTCACATATGAGATACGCCGCGCAATATCTGCCAACGGTGAGTTGAATGGCATGACATGCCCGAGCATTGCCAGCTCACGCAAAGCAGCAGCACTGCGTGCATCTGCCTTTCTATTCATGGGTGACGGGTTGTGCAGATCACTGCCCGCCGCAGTGTTGTCACCCATCGCTGGGGAGGAGACGCTTGCGGCCAACGTCGAACGCCGCGCACTCTGCACAATGATTTTCTTTTTCATTTGTTCCCTGCCGTTCCCGTGGGTTCCCGGTCATTCCCGGTTATTCCCAGCCGTGCCGCGCGGCCCGCAATCACAGTGGCGGCATGGACACGCTCACGAATCACCCGCACCAGCTCACGCTCGATGAATTCGCCGAGATCAATGCCGTCGACTTCACACAGGATGTGCAATGCGTTGTGCATTTCTGGATCGAGCTTGGCTCGAATGTCTTTTCTGTCGAGGGACATGACGCGACCTCAGGCCGGTTCATTGATGGAAGGTTCACCAGCTGGAAGACCTTTGCGCGACTCGCTTGTGAAGTCAGGCAAAAACAGATCTGGGCGTTGCAGCTTTACGGCCGCGGGTATGCCGCGCTTCGTCCATTGCCAGACGCGCTGCACCCCGCCAACCTGTTTTTTTATCCCCAGTGCCTCAGCAACCTTCGAAGGTCCACCAAGGTGGGCAATGAGTTCGGAATCAGTCATAGGGTGCGATTAAACACCACGTTTAATCCGGCGTCAATCAATTCAACGTCATGGATAACAACGCGCTGTTTAACCGCACGAGAATCACGCCATGCATGAATCGACCAAACGACTGTTCGAAGTGGCCGCTTCCGATCCGTGGAGGATCAAAGGACCGTCGGCGCTCGCCTTTGCGATGCAGGAATCCCCCCAGGTCATCAATGCCTGGAAACAACGCGGGGTTTCGGTGGGTGGTGCCCTCATGGCCGAAATGGTGTTCGGCATCTCACCGAACTACATTTTGAACGGAATTCGGCCAGCAAGGCCGTATCACAGCGGCACCGTCATTGCACTAGAGTCCAGGGAACCGCTTCCAGTGCCCTACTCCATCTGGCCGTTCAAAACCGTGGAACTGCAGCGCGTGCTGTCACTAGCGCCAGCCGATCAGGTTTTCATTGAGAAAGCGCTCGCTGCAGCTGTGGAGAACGTTGAAAGCCGAACGTCTGCCAGTAAAGAGCAATCAGCATAAAACCCACTTCTGCTCGTGTGTTTCACTTTCCCACACCACCAGTGCGTTAGGTACTTTTCGCTATCCCGCGTTCAAGGGAGCGATATTCCATATTCCAGCATGGTGTGAGATCGTTCACACTTCGAGGACTTTCTGAACTTTCTCATGGGCACCTTTTTCCGCATCGTTCTCGGTTTCATCGGGCTCATTTTTGCTGTCTCGATCGCCAACAGCATCTTCGGTGGCTCAAGCCCCAGCAGCGGCTCAACCGATCCGCGCAGCAGTGCGCGGTATGCCTGCATGGATGCCATCGAAAAGAATGCGAACGACGCCAAATCGATCGAGTGGATTGAGCGGCAGAACTGGCCAATTGTTCCCAACGGTGAAGGCTTCCAGGTAAACGCCAACATGCGCATGAAAAACGGATTTGGCGCCCTGATGCTCACGCGCATCGATTGCCAAGTCGAACACCGTGGCGACAAGTACTACACCACGTTGATTCAGCGCCATTAATTCAACACGGTGTTGACAATGAAATAAACACGGTGTTTAATTCCTCCGTCATCAAGACGGAGGCCACATGCAAGCCCTTTCATCAGTCCTGCGCACCGCCCGGTTGCGCATCCCAACGCCCCAAGCCGTTCTGCGCCGCCTCGTGCTGCGCCTGTTCACCGACCCCGATTTTGCCGACGCTGTCGTCCTGGTTGGTGCAGTGCTCGGTGTTGTCGTCATCGCCTTTGCGCTCCAGCCCGAGGAATCCGAACACGAATACCTGCGCTACATGCACACCACTACGCAGGTGGCGAAATGAGCGCCGTCGTCTCAGAATTTCGGCGGCGCCCGAGTGTCATGGCACTCGACCCCATCGCGCGCACCCTGCTTGAAAGCGCCACGGTATCGGCCATCCTGCGGGAGCATGAAGCCAGCCAGGATCGCATTGCCAACCTGGAAAAACAGCGGTACGGAACACCCTCAAGCACTGCGGCAGCGGGCCTCGCATCGAAATGCACGCGCGTCGGTGTCGAATGCATGATTGCCCTGCGCGCCGACCAGCCGCCCCTGATCTCGTTCAACAGAGGCATTACCGAGCGCGGGCTCATGGCGGCCGGCGTTCTCGACGGCTGGGAGAGTTTCGGCTGCAAGCCCGGACTCGACTGCATCACGATGTATTTCGCGCGTGATGAAGCCAGCGTGTGCCTGCTGTTCTACGTGGACGGCATGAGGCCCACCAAGTGAACACGGCCGACGTCAGCCTGGCAGAACTGCGCGCCGCACACGACGCCATGTTCGAAGCCTACCTGAAAGACCCATGCCTGAGCCGCGTGCTGCATGCCGCTGCACTGGCGAGGCGGCGCCAGGCTGCGCAGGCCATCCAACACATTGAATACGACCGCAGCTGCGACATGAAGCGCATTGCAGCGGGCGACCTGGACGACTGACATGGACATGCCACAACACACTACTGACTGCTTGAGCTATGCCCAGGGGGCGAGGCAAGGTACCAGCGGCCATGCACTGCATAAGCAGGAAGGCGGCGCGCACTACAAGAGTCTCGCCATTCAGCCAGTGGAATACATCCACGCCAATGGCGTCGGGTATTTCGAGGGCAACGTCATCAAGTACGTCACGCGCTGGAAAAGCAAAGGCGGACTGGAAGACCTGAAGAAGGCCAAGCACTACATCGAGCTGCTCATCGAGCTTGAGGAGAAAACGTTATGAGACGCCAAATTACCGCCTACATGCTGGGCGTGCTGGCCGGCCTCGTGCTCGGCTTGTGCGTTGGCAAGGTGCATGCAACCGAACTCAATCCGCAGCCCGAGCTCGTGCTGCATGGCTTCAGCTACCACTTTGGCGCACCCGCCAATGGCGTCGCACACTGGAACCAGCGCAACATCGGTTTAGGCGCCCGCGTGGGTTTTGATGCTCCGGTTCCGTGGGCCATCCAGGCCGGAACATTCAACAACAGCCACGAGCGCCGCAGCCGCTACCTCATTGCTGAGGTGCTGCCTGTCTCAGTGCTGGGCGTGCAAGTTGGCGCATTCGCCGGCACCACCAACGGCTACCCGCGCCACCACTACAGCTACGGCCTCGCCGCCGGCGCCGTTGCGCGCATCGAGGTGCAGCGCTTGAGCCTATCGCTGCGCTACATCCCGCCAGGCGTGCCCAAGATCACCAGCGTGATCAGCCTCGAACTCGGGGTAAGGTTCTGACATGAACTATTTGTCGGTATTGAAGGATGCAGTCGGTGCATGGAAAGAAAAATATTCGAAGTTCATTTCAAAGGAACTTTGCTTGTTTATCCGTACCCGAGTCAATAACACTTCTAGCAATGCAATGTGCTTTTCCTTGGATGTCTATTCCGATCTCGAGATTCCCGCCATGGATTTTCCATCGCCACTTTTAGAACTTCCATTCCAAATGACTTGGCTAGAGATGAAGTCCCATGATTCAAAACTCACTAGCAGCGGGTGCTTCTTTTCTTCTGATCAAAATAAACCTGGTTGTTTTCGCGGCTTTATTTTTCTTTTCCCCGTTAACAGCGTTCCATTATGTATCGGGGATTTTCTAGTTACTGAGGACAAAGAGATTCTCTTTGATAAAGCAAACGGTCTCGATAAAAGTATTCACATTTACCTAACAGTTCTCTGCTGGATCAATTTACCCAACATCAAGAAGGTTCAAATTAAGCCGACCCACCAGGAAAGGCGTGTAGCTAAAAAACTTGGACACAAGCCGCTTTTCAGCTACTGGATTCTGGAGATAGACACCATCAAAAGCCGTGAGCTCGGTGTTGACAACGGTGGCACCCATTCATCACCGAGGGTTCATCTCCGGAGAGGACACACCCGCCAATACGCGCCTGGAAAGTGGTGCTGGGTACAGCCTTGCACAGTAGGCAACAAAGAGCTCGGCATGGTGCACAAGGACTATGCCATCAAGACTACGGTGCACTGACATGACCAAAAGCCGCCACATCAACAAGCCCAAGTTCAAGTGGACTCGCGAGCAGACCATTCTGCTCATCGAGCTCTACCCGACCACGCCGGCCAGCAAGATCGCGCCACTCATCGGCTGCAGGGTCGAGCAGGTGTATTCGAAGGTGAGCAAGATGAACCTGCGCAAACCACCGGAGTTTTTTAACACGCCAGCCAGCGGACGTACGACCGGACTGCTCGGGCGCAACACGCGGTTCCAGAAGGGCCTGGTGCCGTGGAACACCGGCATGAAGGGCGAGCGCTATTCGCCCCAGTCGGAGTTCAAGCCAGGCAACACGCCGCACAACGCGAAGCCCATCGGCACGTTCCGCATCACGCAAGACGGAGTTCTCGAAGTGAAGGCCCGTGAGGGGCACGGCATGCGCAACTGGGTCGCCTATGCCCGCGTGGTCTGGGAACGCAGTCACGGCCCGATTCCGCACCGGCATGTGGTGTCGTTCATCGACGGCGGCCAGCCCACCGACCCTGCACTCGTGACCGTCGACAAGCTCGTGTGCCGCAGCTACCGCGACAACATGCTGCGCAACTCAGTGCACACCAATTACCCGCCGGAGATGGTTGCGGTAACGCAATTGCGGGCCGTCCTGACCCGTCATATCAACAAACGAGAGAAAGCCGCCAATGGCCAAGCAGATTGAAGACCTACGCGCCACGCTGTTCGATGCCATCGAGCAGGTGAAGGCCGGCACGCTGGACCTGGACAAGGCCCGCACCATCAACGAGATCGGCAAGACCATTGTCGACACCGCCAAGGTGGAAGTCGACCACCTGCGCGTGGTGGGCAAGGGCAAGAGCCAGTTCGTGCCACTGCAGGAACCCGATGCGCCTGCGCTGCCCAAGGGCATCACCGGCATTCGCCAGCACAGGCTGGAGGGCTGAGCGATGGACTTTGATCAATGGTTCGATGGGCAGGCGATGTGGCCGAGCCAATGGCACGCAGCGCAGGCAGCGTGGCAGGCAGCGCAAGAGCATATCGGTGAAGTCACCGAAAAGGTTGCAGACCATACCGAGCAAGCCCTCGCAATGGTTCCCGCCGCGCCTGCTGTGCAGACCATTGGGCGCACCTGTGTGATGTGCGGCCAAATGAACGTATGGGATGTGGAGCAAGCCGCGCCCCGTGCGCCGCTGAGTGATCAAGATCTCGACGATCTTGCCGGAAATGCGCGACTTGCGTGGGGTCATGGGGCAGGTGACTATAACAATGGTGTTGATGCAATGCTTGCAGAAGTAAAGCGGTACATCGGCAATGGGGAAGCATGATCTACACAACGAAGGAGAACAAATGCAACAACTGCAACTGCCACCGCTCTCTGAAGGCGAGACCTACATCGGCGCCATCGGCAACACCGCCGGTGATGCGTATCACCTTGTCCTGCTGCCGGGCGACAACGAACCTGCGCCGCACGTCGCGCAGATGGACTGGGCTAAGAGCATCGGCGGCGATCTGCCGAACAAGTTTGAATCCGCCATGCTTTTCGCACATGCCAAGGATCAGTTCCAGCAGACCTGTTACTGGAACAACGAGACCGTTGTGTATCCGGATGAATCGGAGGACGAGACCTACGCGTGGGTTCAGGACTTCGGCGACGGCATTCAGAGCTACCTCCACAAGAGCCACGGCTTCCGTGCCCGCGCAGTCCGCCGCATGGTGATCGGCAAGGGGGAAGCATGAGCCCCGAAACCATCACTTGGCAAGACGCCGACAAGGTAAAGCCGGATCACGAGCTAACCGTACTGCTTTGGTTTGGCAGCACTTTTGAGTACGCCACCGGATGGTGGGATAGCGAGACCTGGCGCACCTGCGTCGACGGTACCGGTGTAGCAGGCGTCACGCACTGGGCCGATGTGGGCGGCCCTGAATCATGATGACCATCGCAGAAGTCATTGCATGGGAAGAAGAGCAGGAACGCCTCGGCCGCAAGGATCCGTTCGGGTATTCGTTCCTGTCATACAAGGTGGCAGTCTTTAACCTTGACGGCACACCAGTTCGCAATGAGCGCGGACACCAGATTTTCGAAACGCATGCCGAGGCGAAGGCGCGCATCGCAGCGCTTGTTGTTCCGCCTCTCATGCACCTCGACCTGGCGCCGATTCAGATGGGGCTTTTCTGATGAACCTCTACCTGACCGCCGCCGAGCTTTCCGATCTGACGGGCTACGCCGCCAACCAGGTCGCGCACATGGCCCGATGGCTGGACCGCAACGGCTGGCCCTATGCACGAGACCGCAAGGGCCTGCCACGCGTCGCCAGGTCATTCCACGACGCCCGCATGTCTGGATCCGCCGCCCCCACCAGCACGGGCAAACGCCCGAACTTTGCGGCACTCAAGGCCGTGGCGTAATCTTCCTGCCATGATCCGCCGCCGCACGTCGCCCGATGGCCTGCCGTTTCGCGTCTATGCCGAGAAAGGCAAGCGCCGCATCAGCTACGTGTACAAGCACCGCGACGGCACCCGCGAGCCGCTGGCAAGCGCCCGCCTGGTCAACCGGGAAGAATGCGCCGAGGCCAAGCGCACGGCCATCATGCGCGGCACCGAGATCAACGAAGGCGCACCGGCCGACAGCACAGTGGCCGCCCTGTTCGATGCTTACTTCAAATGGCAGCACGAGCTGCCCGAGACCGACGAACGCAAGAAGGCCGCAAGCACGCTGACCGAGAACGAGCGCGAAGCCAAGCTGCTCAAGAAGGTCTTCGGCGAGCAGCTGCCCGACGAACTAACCACCGTGGATCTGTACCACTTTCAGGATCTGCGCGTTAAAGGCCTCGCTGGCCCGAAGGCCAACAAGGAGCTCGCGCTGCTCTCGGCAGTGCTGGAGTACGGCCGCGCTCGAGGTCGCGTGACGGACAACGTGGCCCGGGGAATCAAGCGCGTTCCCACCAAGCCCAGCAACACCGTCGTAACGTGGGCCCAGCTTGTGGAACTGCGCAGCGTGGCCCAGGCCACACCGGCCTGGTCGATCATGGCATTGGCCGCAATGTGTGCCTGGTTGTGCGTGCGCCGGGTGCCGGAGATTCTCGGCATGAGCCGCGCAGCGGTCACCCCCGAGGGCCTCAAGTTCACCGGCAGCAAACGCAAGGCAGGTGCCCCAGTGCGCACCGTCACGATCGAATGGTCTCCCGCACTGCGGGAGGTTATCGATGCGGCACTCGCGGCGAAACGCCATAAGGTGTCAGGGACTTTCTACATCTTCGGCAACCTGGCTGGCCAGAAGTACAGCAAGAGCGGCTGGGGCACCATGTGGGGCCGCCTGCAGGACCGCTGCGCCGAAGAAAACGAAGGCTGGGAACGCTTCACGCTCATGGATTGCCGGCCCGGCGGCGTCACCAGCAAGAAGGAACGCGGCGACCAGGACACGCAAGACGCGACCCTGCACGAGGACGGCAGGATGGTGGAAAGGATCTACGATAGACGCCGGGATCGCAAGGCGAAGCCAGCTGGGTGAGAAAGGAATGAAATGATTGACCACGAGACAGACCACGAACTGTTGGAGCTTGCCGCGAAGGCGGCGGGGATTTGGGACGAAAGCGACCCGTCGAATGGGTTGCTTAAAGGAACAGGGCAATATTGGAACCCACTGCAAGACAACGGCGACGCGCTGTGGCTTGCGGTGAAGTTACGGCTTTGCATTGATCCAGCATTGCCCAATGGGTTCACCTGCGTCTATTCAAACATGCACACCCTAGACTCCCGCCGTCTCGTTGAGCGCCGAAAAACAATGCATTTTGAATCTGAGCTTGAAGCGACCCGCCGCGTAATCGTTCGCGCCGCTGCTGAAATTGGAAGGGCCAAGCCGGCCGGGTGAAGACCATTTCCGGAATTTATATACCGGAAAACGGAATAAGCGCCTGTGAAATTGCATGAAGATTCATGCGACGCGACATGAAGACTGGGGTGGATGATGGGACTCGAACCCACGACAACCGGAATCACAATGCTGTCGTAGCTCTCAATCGAATCAACACATTACAGCACTTCCTCCGGAATATGCGTTTTTTTGCTCACCTGCGTACAGATGGCGCGAAAAGTACCATATTCCGGAAAATTTCCTTCACTACTTGATCGCCGGCGACCTCGCCAGCAACTGGGTTTTCGCATCACTGCTGGCACTCGACCCGAAGTAGTAGTTCACGACCGACCCCCACGCCGTACCCAGCGCACCGAGCATGATCAGCAGCGCCTGGTTCTCGCTGATCACCAGCAAGCCGCGCATCATCCCCACCAGGATGCCGAAGAAGCCGAAGGTCACCAGCAGCGCCAAGGCGCCCGGGATCAGGCTCTTGGTCTCGATTTGCATCTTGCGGGCGCTGTCGCGGTCCCCGGCGTGAACCTTCTCGACATCGATGTCGAGCTCCTTGAGCTTGGCCTGCAGCGCGATCTCGGCCTGCTTCACCGCGGCGATCTGCTCGCCCGTCATGTTGCCCGACTGCACAATGTCCTTGATCTTGTCCTGTGTGGCGTCGGTCATGCCGAAGGCCGAGCCGATCGCCTCCACCGCCATTCCGGCCAGCGGCCCACCGAGCACGGTGGCAATTGTTGGTGCAATCTGTTTCAGCCAGTCCATTCAAGCCTCCAGAATTCCGGGCTGGTAGCCCTTGGGTGTGCGGGTCACGATGCGGTTCACCACCTGCATCGGGCGGATGGTGCTGCAATGGATCCAGCTGCGCGGCAATCCGGGCCATTCCAGAATCAATTGCCCGATTCCCAGCTCGTCGACATGAGGTGCCAGCAGCTTCGCGATCATCGTCGTGTCGCCAAACGTCGGCGCAACCCAGTCCATGGCAGCGCCGCGCAAGTGGTCGCTGGAGATCATGGCGCCGGCGGTTGCCTTGTTCAGCGCCTGGCATCGGTATCCACTCGTGCACTTGATGGGGATATCGCGGCCCCGGCTCACGGTGAGGTAAAGGCGCACCTTCTCCATCATCGTGCAGGTGCGCATTGCAGCCTCCATGATCTGGGAATCGCTGATGCTGTTGTCAATGCCAAGCGCGAGCGCCTGGTCGCTGTAGACGAACTCACTCAGCGTGAAGTGCTTCGAAAGATTCATCGCCGGTTCAGCTCGCCGAGCGCAGCAATGACTTGTGAGGTGAGCTGGTGATACTGCGTGGCCAGCTCGTGCACGCGTGCCCTGTGGGATACCAGATCGGCACGCTGCTCGTCGTTGCGCTGCTTGAAGTCTTGCCGGATCTCGATGAGCCTCTGGTCGAAATCCATTCGCATTTGCGTCTGGGCTTTGTCTTGCGCGGAAAGCTTCGTCGCGATGCCGCCATACATGGCGCCAATTCCAAGGAAGTAGACAAACGCCTGAATAATTTGCTCGGGTGTGAAGTTCATGCTGGTTCCTATCGTGGTTTTTTGCGAATTGAGATGAACGGCACCGCCACGAGCGGGTCGCGCACTTCGGCAATCCCCACCGTTTGGCGCATGCACTTCCAACCCGTGCCGATCCGTACCGGACCGAAATCTTTCTGCCAGCGCCAGATGCCAGGCATGGTGGCAACACGCCCAGGCACGGCCTGCAGGTATTCATCGGCTGGACGACCCAACCAATACCCGAACTGGTAGGCCCGGTTGCGCCATAACCACAGCACGCTGCAAGCCCAGAACCCCCAGCCCGCAAACCATTCCCGCACATCGGGCTCATAGAGCCCACCGGGCAGGCGCTCGTCGGGTGTACCCAGCCAGGCAAAGAACATCGGCAGATCGGCGCGGTGCACGAACGGGCCTACATCGGCCACATTGGTTCCGGTTCCCCAGCTGCCTTGCGTGGGGACTGAATCGCGCTTGAGGCATGCCAGCGCGCAGGCGAGCGGCACGATCGGCATGCTGAGCAGGCCCACCAGCTCGCACAGCAGTGCCAGGAATACATCGAATGTTCTGTTCAAGATTATTTTCATCGCTCACCCAGAAAAAGAAATGGCATCGGCCGCGGCATTGGTGGTGGCAGCATTGATGGCCACCCGCGCCGCCTGGCCGGCTGAAAAAGCCGCCTGTGTATTGGCATGGATGGCCATGAACACCGCCTTGAGTTGCACCAGGTTCACGGTGTGCACGGTGTTGTCGGCCGCGGTGAGGTCGATCGTGGCGCCGGCCTGGCTCAGCAGCAGCCCCTGCAGCGCCCGAGACAGGCTCTCAAGGCTGGCCTCATCGGTATCCACCGGAATGCCGGCTACGGTAGTGCCCCCCGCAATGGCGGCCGTGCGGGCCTGCTTCACACGCGCCCAGGCCTGCGCCTTCGCTTGTGCCAACATGCGTGCGTCATCCCACGCGAAGGTGGTGTTATTCCATACCCAGCCAACGCCCGGGCACGCAGCACGCGTGGCGAGCTGGGCATCGGTATAGGCCACGAACGCGCCGTCGACGACATAACCGGCGGCAGGGTCGTGCTCACCTTCGAGCGCGCCGCACCCTTGCGGAATATTCGCTTCGAGCTGCTCATTGCCAGGCGCATGCAGTGTGCGGCCGGTGAGTTGGCCAGTGGCCAGATCGTAAAAGTGCCAGCTGTTCATCGTTTGATCGCCTCGATACGCATGAATGCCGAAGTGACGATGGCATCGGTGGCGGCTACGGTGAACATGTAGCCGTCGAGGTACCACGTAACGGGCACACCAGCTGTGAGCGTGAGCTGCCGCGTGAGGGTGGCAGCGTTATAGTGGGTATTCGCGCCCGAGGGCGTGAAGTCAACAAATTCGGAAACCGAACCCGTGGTGTGCGAGGAAAACAGCCCGAGGTGAAGCTCGCCAGCAGTGGCGCCCAGCACATACGTGAGAATGCAGGTGAGGTTGGCTGTGCAATTCACCGCCGGGGTATAGGTGATCGATGCAAACGTCTGCCGGTTCTGAGTCGGCACCTGGGCAGCTTGCGTTACCGTTGTGCTGCCCACTGAGGTGGTCACGATGTCGGTGGCGGCGTTGGGCAAAATTCCATCGGTGGGCAATTGGTTTGCCTGCCCAGCGGGGCTCCATGGGCTGGGCGTCGTCTGGTTGGCGGTGCACTCCCCAGCATAGACGCGGGCGAAAAAGCAGTAGGGGTTCGCTGTGCCGTCCGAGATTGCGCGAACGAATACAGCGCATGTCGCTGCGCCGGCAGGAGCGGTGGCGAAGAGCGTTGATCGGAACCAGTTGATCAGGTCGTTACCTGCCTGATTGTTGTATATCTGCGTGCCCTGATCAATCGACAAGTTTGTGCCGGCTGCGTTGTACCACGCGACAGCCACAAGCGAAGTCGTGCGATGCGCGCTTATGTAGGCACTGAACTCATAGCGTTGCCCAACCTTGACGGGGTACATGAACGAGCCCGCGACAGGACTGCTCACCATGTCCCAAAATTGCCCTGATGTAGGAGTGCCTCCAACAGTCGCATAAAGCGACGCGCCGCCGATTGGGAACCAAGGCGAAAAACCGTTCGCGATAGGAAGAGGCGCAGGCGTCGTCGTGATCGAACCGAACACCCAATTGGAAACACTGCCCAGAGTAGGCCCGGAATTCTGCACAAAGTTTGCGCCACCGAGCCCGGCATTAAGCGCCGGCGCGCCCACCGTTCCGGGCAAATATTCTTGCTCCTTCGGTGCAAACCCGGTGACCAGGTCCCCCACCTGCAACATGGCTGCATCAAAGCGCGTGCCGCTTACAATGGTGCCCGCCGTCGTGTTCGCGACCGCCGCGATTACATAGCACTGCGTTGCATTCGCGGGCGCCTGCCCGGTGACTGATAACCGGTAATAATTCACTGTCCCATTGGATGCTGTAAACGCGGCGTCGGTGGCCTCGTTGTAGGCCGTTGGCGATAGGAAGGTGCCGGCGGAATTGTGCCAATTGATGGTGATGCCCGGTTTCATTCCCGACACCTCCACCCGCACATAAACCGAAGCGGTGTAAGTCTGCCCCGCCGTGATGCCTTGCACATTGGCCGCGAAGCCTTGCCACTGTCCGGCGGCCCATGTTGCCGTGTTCGCCTGCGAATTCAAGCCATGAAAGGGCAACGTCGGCCCGCAAATATTCACCACCCCGGTGGCGATGCCCGTTGCGGCCCAACCGTCGGCAATGCCGCTCGTGCCGGTGTAGGCATCAAAGCTCGCGTTTGCAATGAGATTGCCGCCGCCAGGCGTGGCACTGATGCCGCCCGCACTCACCAGCGCTGCGACCAGCGTCTGGTTCACCAGGAAGATCGTGCCAGTCGAATAATTTCCGCTGGTGTCGACCAGCTTGGCGCCGAAGCTCCAGGTGCCTGCAGCCGGGTCGCGCGTTTCGATGATAACGGTGGTTCCGCCTTGCTGTGGCGTTACCGCAAGCGGCGGCACTAGCTGCGTCATCGATGCCCAGACGCCACTCGCCCCGCTTTGATAGCGCAACACCACCGCGGCAATGTCATCGCCCACATTTGCGGGCAACGTGATCGTGAAGCGCCGCATGCCATCGGCCTGCACCGCCAGCGTGAGCGCCGTGGGGTCTGCCGGTACCGCCGTTTTCCCCACCACCGTGTGGTTCACATAGTTCCACTGCCCCTGCACGCCAAGACCGTTGCGCCAGCAGGCGCGCACCACATAGATCTCGCCATCGTCCACCGGGCCCAACATGGCGCCTACAGCCGAGCCGGCCAACTCGATGCGCATGGCCTGCGCGGCTGACTGGTCGTGCCGCCACCATTCCACAATGGTTTTGCCGTTCACCAGCACGGCACTGTCGGTGCTTACCGACCAGGTGGCCGAGATGCGGCTGAGAATGGTGCCATCGCCCAACATGCTGAGCTGCGCTGTACCGCTCGCGCAGGTGATGGTGCCCATCGTGGCCACGGTGAACGGGTTGGGCAGCGTGGTGCTGGGTGCGGCGGTGTAGGTGAGCGCGCTGGTGTAGCTCCATGAATAAACGCCGGAGTTGATTTCGCGCAGCACGAGCTGGCAGCCCCCGAGCATGCTGAACTTGCGTTCCTGCACTTCGAAAACCTTGTTGCTCCAGCCGTAGCGGGCAATGGTGAGCTGCACGGTGTCGAACGGGGCGAGCTTGTAGGCCTTGAGATTGAAGGCCGCCTGAAAGGTCAACCCCAGGCGAGAACGGTCCATGAACTGCTTGGCAATCATCTGTGCGCGCAGTGGGTCGCGTACCGCTGGCAGCTTGATGCTGTTCAAGTGCTCGATGCCGTTGTCGTTGCTCAGGTAAGTACTGTTCGTAACACGCGGGAACTCGGTTTCCTGCCAGTACTTGGTGGGGTCTACAAATGTTCCCGATACAACATTGAAGGTCTGATCCGTGGGCAGGCTGGGGGAAATCGTCGGGTCTATCGTGTCGATCACGTCGCTCTCGGTGAGTGTCACCGTTGGCGTGATGTAGGCGCCTGCGTAGATCTTCCACACCCCTTGCACATAACTGGCACCGCCCGCCATCGAGTCGAGAATGATCTGCAGGTTTTGCCGACGCTCGGCTCCCGTGCTGAGTGTGCAGCCGCACAGGTAGCGCTTGCCGGTGGTGACGGCAGCGAAGTTGATGAGCTCGTCGCAAATGTTGGCGGCCGCAATCACCGTGGCGTCGTCGATCTCGCCCGAGCTGCAGCCGAAGCCCCCGAGCGAACTGCTCAAGGTGAGGTAATGCCGCGCCAGCAGCGCGGGGTTATCGCTCCAGGCGGTGGTGCTCGTGCGTGGGTCGAACACCAGCGCACCCTTGACCTGTGCCGTGATATTGGGCACGCCCGTGGGGAAGGCGTTCTCGTCGTACTGCAGGCGCAGGGCAATATAGGTGATGCCCTTGCCCTGGTGCGTGGAAGTCCATTGCGAAGGGAAGGCCGTGTTGAGCGTCGAGTCGGCAGCCTGGCTGGTGGTGCCGAGGTAGCGGCGCAGGTTCACCAGCTTCAGGCTCGCACTCAGGCGGTAGTGGATGTATACCAGGCTGGCCGCCGGCGCCGCGCCCGTCCAGGTGATGACGTTGCCCGAAACACTGTAGTGCGTGGGAGACGTGAGCGGGCTCGTGTGGCTCACCCCCGGAACACCTTGGGTGATGCTCACCGAACCCGCCACCACACCAACACCGCCGGACAGTGGCAGCGTGAAGGTGGTGCCAGACGGCGCGCCACTCGTGGTGGTGGTGATCGAGGCGGCCAGGTCGCCTTTGGACACAAAGAAGGCACCGCCCGTCACGTCGTTGCTGCCGTCGAGCGTTCCCACGGGCTGGTCGTTGAGCCACACCTCGCCAATGCTCTGGCACTGGTGCCCAGCCAGGGCCACCACCACATGCAGGTATTCGCTGTTCGCCCCACTATTGCCCACGAAAGCCACCACGCCGCTGGTTTTGTCTTCCCCCAGCACGATGTTGCGCGGTGCCGAGCTCGAGCGGATGAGAATCATCCTGTCATTCAGGCTTGCGTTGTAGGCGTCGCGTGCGCGGTTGCCGGAAATACGCTGGTTTTCTTTGCTTGACCACGCATTGAAGGCCATGGCAATGGGCGTAACCCATGGCACAAACCACGAGACAACAGCCAGGATGCCGCCCACAACATCGCGCCAGCTGCTCATGCGCCCACCTTCCAGGCATGCAAGGCGTTCGAGAACGGCAGGAACACCAGGCCTTCTTCTCCCGGCCCGGCAATGTCGCCGCCCAAGCACACCCCGAGGCTCAGGCGGCCCACGATCTCGACACTCACCACATCGCCGCGCTGCGCAAAGTTCAGGCTTTCCATGGGCAGGCCTAGGCGTTCGGTTGCGAGGTCTTCCACGGTTCCAGCGGCGCGCACCAACGCGCAGGCCTCGGCCGCATGTTCATACATGCCCCGCACGGTGTCGGCAATATCGGTTTGCGTCATGGCGAGCACAACATCGGCGGCGAACAGGCAACAGTCGTTCACCCCCCACTGGAAGGGCGCAAAGCGCTTGGCATCGATGGCATCGTGCAGGGCGTCTTCCCACTGCGCGATTTTCTTGAGTGTGTACATGGTCATGGCTGGGTTATTGCCGGAAGAAGCTCTTCGCGGGCCACACGATCTGCTTCTCCACGAGCTGGGGCAGGAAGTCGAAGAAGTTGTCACCCGGAAACAACAGTTGCTGCGTTTCGTTGGTGTAGAGAATCTGCGCAACCCGTTTCCATTCGATGGCACGGCTCTCGCACTGCAGGCGCACAGTCGCGTTTTGCTGCCCGTCGATGATGGGCATGGAATCGATCAGCCCGATGAACTCCACACTCGGGTTCGCTATCACCTGGTAGTTGGCATCGAGCGGCGCAAACCACAGTGTTGCGGTTCTGCCTTTCACAAACTCAGTGAGCGCCAGGCTGATATAGGCCGAGTTGACGCCGGCCAGGTCGAAGGTGAGGC